TGGCGGAACTCTTTACGCCAACGGCGCAAGGCCATCTGGTGTGCTAACGCATCCAGGCAAACTGTCCGACGATGCGCGCCGTCGCCTGCGTAGCGATTTTGAAAAACTGCACACTGGCTTGGCCAATGCTGGCCGCATTGCTGTGCTGGAAGAAGGTCTAACCTTCACGCCAACCAGCACATCACCGGAAGATGCGCAAACGATTCAGACCCGAGAATTTCAGGTGCGTGAAGTCTGCCGCATATTCGGTATCCCACCGGCCAAAATGGGTTTGGGTGGCGGTGGCGAGAGCATCGAGGCGCAGAACATTCAGTTCTTAACCGACTGTATTCAGCCACATTTGATTCGGGTTGAACAGGAAGCCAACCGCAAGCTAGTTCGGGAGCATGAATGGGGCTGGTACACCTGGGAACACAGCGTTGAAGGTTTGCTGCGCGCAGACATCCTCACCCGTTACAAATCCTACTCCATCGGTCGCAACTGGGGCTGGTTGTCGGTCAATCAGATTCGCAAGCTGGAATCATGGGATCCAATCCCAGGCGGCGATACTTACCTTAGTCCAACGAACATGCAACCGCTAACCGACACCGCTCCTGGTGCGCGTGCGCCTGCTGGCGATCAACCAGTTGATGCAATGGATCCACTCAATGGCTGAATCCTCGTGGGATGGGATCTTGCTGGTTCTGGGTGAGGCGCGAACACCGCGCCGGTTGCCACCGGGCCCACCACAACTGCCACCGATTCGCATGTCGTTTGAAGACATGATTTCCGACGATACGGAAAACACCGAGACTGGACGCATCCGCAGGTTCAGCGAGAGGGGAGATTTCCGATGCCAACCGCCGGAATAGAGATCGAGCGCCGCGTCGGCAGCCTTGCCGAGGTGGAGAGTGAAGGCAACAAGCTGCACGGATACGCCGCAGTGTTTAACCAGCCTAGTGAAAACCTTGGCGGGTTCCGTGAGTACATTGCGCCAGGCGCATTCAAGCGCACGCTTGATTCCAACGAGGATGTGCGTGCGCTGCTCGATCACGACACACGGTTGGTGCTAGGCAGACGATCCGCTGGCACGCTGCGACTGCACGAAGACACCCGGGGCTTGGCGGTTGAAATTGACCTACCATCGACGAGTTATGCCAAAGATGCCGCAGAACTAATCAGGCGCGGCGATGTGTCGCAAATGTCTTTTGGATTCACCATCTCGAAAGGTGATGACGAGTGGTTGCCGCCTGAAGGCGATGAACCATTGCGCCGCAGGATTGTTCGGCACGCCAACCTGATGGAAGTTTCCGTAGTGTCCATTCCGGCCTATCCGCAGACGGAAGTTGGTCTGCGTTCATTGTCCCGCTTTTTGTTGAGTCGGAACACAAACATCTTGCAGGTGCTTGGGTTGCGCAGGTTCTGAGTTCGTGAGGTTCTATAGTTTTGATTTCATGTGATTCACACACAGGAGAATAGCAGATGAATAAGATCGTGATTTCAAAAGCCACTCGCGAAGAACTGCTTGAAGCACGTTCCGCATTGATGGCGCAACTAACCGGAATGCAAGAGCGGCAACTAACACCCGAAGAGCAAGCCGCATTTGATGCGCTGGTCGCACAGGTGAACGAGATCGATGCAAAGGTCACAACTTTGGAGGCTGAACTTATGGCTGATCCCGCCGCTGATCCCGGTGACGCTGCTGTTCAGCAAGCATCCGCTCGGTCTATCCCAGCATTGAACGAACTTCCCAAGCCACCCGCTGCTAGCGAGCCGGTGTATGTGAACACTCCGGTGCCGAACATTGTTCGTGACCTGAATGATCGCCGCGCCATTCGCAACCGCGACATGGCTTTGCGCGGTTGGGCACTTCAGCCAACCGGTCTTTGCACCGCTGACCATGTCCGCGCTGCCAATGAGATCGGTTTCAACCTAAACAACAAGGTGCTGAACCTGCGACTGTACGAGAATCCCAATAAGGAAACTCGCGCCCAGTCTGCTGGTACTGGCAGTGCTGGTGGCTACCTTGTTCCCACCGATCTGATTCGTTCGCTGGAAACGGCACTGGCCTACACCTGCCCGATCCGCCAATTCGCACAAGTGCTTCGCACCGCGAGCGGAAACCCAATCGATATTCCAACCGTGGACGACACTTCAAACAGTGGCGAACTGGTTGCTGAAAACGCATCCTACGCCACGCAGGATGTGACATTCAGTAAGGTCACACTCAATGCCTATAAGTTCACATCTAAGCTGGTTTTGGCCAGCTTGGAACTGCTGCAAGATTCCGCCATCAATGTTGGCGAAATTCTTGGTAACCTCCTGGGTGAGCGCATCGGTAGAAGCCAGCTCGGATTTTTCACCACCGGAACCGGCTCCAGCCAACCGCAAGGTGCGGTGACTGGTAGCGCTGCTGGTGTGACTTCCGCCAGTGCGTCAGCCATCGCTGTTGACGATCTGCTTGGGTTGGTTCACTCTGTTGATCGCGCCTATCGTGACGCTGGCGCTTTCATGATGCACGACAGCATTTTGCTTGCTGTGCGCAAATTGAAGGACAGCACCAATCAGCCGATCTTCACTCAGTCCTACATCGTGGGTGAACCTGACCGTCTGTTTGGGTATCCGGTTGTCATAAACAACAGCATGGCATCCACCGTTGCCACCACCAACAAAACTGTGCTGTTCGGCGACTGGTCCAAGTTCATCATTCGCGATGCGCTGGATATCCAGTTGGTGCGCAGTGACGAGCGTTACATGGAATACGGACAAAGCGCATTTGTTGCGCTGGCTCGATCTGATTCCAAGGTCAGCATGTCTGGTGCCTTGAAGCGCCTCACCCAAGCCTAATCCCGCTAATAGGGACCGGGCTTAATCTGACCGGTCCGGCGGGATTCCGCTGGACCGGTTTTATTTGTGGAGGACAAAACATGCCTGTGGAAGTTGTTCTGTTGGAAGCGTTCGCCAATTCCGTTACAGCATGGATGCCAGGGGAACTGTTCCCATGCGTTGATCAGGTTGAGGCTGACAGAATGGTTGAGCGAGGTTTGGCCATCGCTGTGGTTAGCACTGAACCGGACAGCACCGAGGAAGCGCCGAAGGCCAAAAAACGCAAGTGAGGTGAGTATGTTCTTAGAACGGATCACCGCGCCGGCATCTGAACCGGTCACTCTGGCTGAAGCCAAAGCGCATATCCGAGTAGATCACTCGGACGATGACACGCTGATATCTGCGTTGATTTCCACAGCACGGGATCATGTCGAGCGCACCACACGGTTGGCGCTAATCCGCCAGCAATGGCGGATGCGACTAGAGGACTTCCCAGCCGATGGCGCTGATATCGAGATCATGCGCCGGCCAATGATCACAACATCGGGAACCTACTCACCGGTTATCAGCTACTACAACCCTGACGATGTGACAACCACATCGTGGACTCTGACGGATGAAGAATTTTTAGCCTACAACAGCAACCCACCTGTCCTATCCGTCTGGGGAATTGCTGGATGGCCTACGCTCGACAGTGAGCGCAAATACCCGGTAGAGGTCACTTTCTACGCTGGCTTTGGCACGACCGGCGCAGATGTGCCTGGTCCAATCAAGCAAGCCATTTTGTTGTTAGTCGGCAATTGGTACATCAGGCGTGAAGCCGCCAGCCAGGAGGCAGGCTTGCCGGTTCCCTACGCGGTGGAAAGTCTTCTCTCTCTGTACGACAGCGGGGAATACCAGTGATCCCAGCCGGCAGAATGCGGCACCGTGTGGTTGTGCAGTCGCCTACTGCGACCGTGGACAGCTACGGACAGGAAGCCATCACCTGGACAACTGTCCTGACTGTGTGGTCTGAGATGGTTGGTCGTGGCGGTGGTACTCAAGCCACAGTCAATAAAGGCCAAGTAACTCTTGGTCACACAGTGCGGATCCGCTACGCCAGCGCACTGGCCAGCATGGACGAGACTTGGCGGCTACTGTTTGGTTCGCGCGTATTGGAAATTTCCAGCATCACCAATGTGGACTACCTCAACGAGATACTAGAAATAACCTGTTCAGAAGAGGTGGTTTAGTGGCCGATTTCGGCTACAAACTTGAATTTAATGGCGCGGACAAACTGATCCGCACCGTGTTGGAGTTTCCGAAAAAGAAGCAACAAGTATTTCGGTCAGTGGCGCGGGAGATTGGCAGGGTGCTGATACCTGCAATTCGGTCGAGCATCAAGGCGCGTGTAGGCATCAACCGCTTGAAGGCGGCTGGCAAACCAAGTCGCCTGTCTAAATTTATAGCCGCCGCCGGCAAAGAGGCGCAGCAGTATCAGAAAAAACTTAAAAAGATCCTGAAGCCACATTCCGCAATTGCCAGAAAGGCCAGCCGCCGCGCCATGAAAGTGGCAAGCAAATACGGCAAAAAGATTTCCAAGGCAGTGCGCAAAGATGCCAACAAGCTGATGCGTGAGGTGTTCAACGAGTTCGGCATCAGGATTAAACGCAAACCCAAACCACTGGCGGTTAAACCAGAAAAGCCGAAGGCGATTCAGCAGGCCAAACCGGAACAGCCTAAACGCGGCAGGCCAAGGAAATTGGTCACGGTTAAAAAGCGCACCTATTCGGTTGAACAAATTAGGAAGATGGTCAGCACACCGGAAGAGCGGGAATTGCTGCGATTTGCAGTCACAACCAAAGGCGCATTTGGCACACGCAATAACACGGTCACGGAAGTGGGACAAACCGGCGCTCTGGCACGGTCCATCGGTGTCAAGGTTCACATGGCCAAACCTCAATCGGTTGCGCGCTCGGCAGCGGATGGCCGAGTGATTGGCGGTAGCGGCATCAACCCGCGTGGCATGGCCAGCGGAGCGGAATGGAAAAACGCCAAGTGGAAACGAACCTCTAGCGGCAGGGTGCTGTGCATTGTCGGACCGCGCTCTGGCTACAAAGTCACAGCATGGAATCCATTTATAAACAAGCTCGTAACGCACGATCCAAAGCAATATGCCTGGTGGCTTGAGAAAGGCCACATCTTGAAAGTTCGCGGCGCAAACACCGGCAAGAGCGTGAAACCTTACCCGTTTATGCGTCCAGCATTTGCGGCAACTCAAGGCCAGGTCAGAACACTGGTGAGAAACAAACTGCGTGACCAAGTCGCCAAGCTGTTGGCTTCACGATAGGAGGCATCATGTCCGTATTCGGCAAGGCTATCCGAACGTATTTGACCGGACAAACTGGTTATGCCGCAACTATCCCTGGTGGTATCTCGCCAGAGATCGCACCAGCAGGTTCAACCCTGCCATTCATCGTCTACACCGGCAGCGAAGACACACCGGTTCTGCGTCTGGACGGAACAACAGTCGCACGACAGGCCAGTGTGAATCTAGTCGTCACCGCTGAGACGCGCAGCGAATGCGAGTCTGTGACCGCATGGCTACGAACCAAGTTAGAACAGGGAACGTGGGTTGGCTTGACTAATCCCAAAATCTTTTTCTGGCGAGTGATTAGCCAGTCAGATGTATCCGAGGTGATACTCGACGGATCCGATGAGTCCATTCGGTTGGTTAATTTACAAGTAGATGGCGCTTATATTTAGGAGGTGATTTCATGCCAGATCCAGTGTTTGCCGTTGGTACAACGGCGGCGTATGTGCCGGTTGCTGGCGGCGCTTCCGTCACGATGACCGGACTGACCGCTATTGGTGGTAACACCAAACAACGAGCGGTAGCCGATATTACTCTGCTGAGTGATACGACCATGAAACGCCGGCCAGTGCGGACCGATCCCGGCACCGTCCAGTTCACGTTCCAGTTGCAGGATACGGCAACCGCAACCAACGAATGGACAGGACTGAACACCATTCTGGTTGCTGGCACACTGATCACGGTCACGGTAAACATGCCTGGCGCTTTTGATTCCACACCGCTGTACACATTCAGTGGTTTCATCAGTGAGCTAACGACGCCTGAACTAGGTGCCAACGATACGACGGTGACTTACACCGCAACCATGACGCTGACTGCCTAATCCATGCCAAGCGCAGTCATGGCAGCCGGCACCAAGGTCTACACCCGCGCTAGCGGTGTGGGATCCTATGTCGAGTTGCCATATGTGCTGGGTTTGACTGGTAGCACAATTACCAGGTCATTCAGCGACAACACCGCTGCTAGCGAAATGACTTTGTCCAAATACATCGGTAGAGTTGATCCCGGCACCGTGTCGATCACGATGCATTTGGAAGACACGGCAACCGCAAGCAATACTTACAGCGGTTGGCGAGTCGGCCTGACTAACGCCAGCAGCTACGACCTTCGCTTCGAAATGCCGTATCTGCCTGCAACACCGCTGCTGGAATTCACTGGCGTGAAACTTACCAGCGTTACCGGCATCGACCTATCCAGCACTTCCGGTCTAATTACCTACACCATCACTTTTCAACTGTAAGGAGGCTTTGTGCTGACCCGCGACAGTTTCAAGCCATACGCTCTGCTCAAACGCGAGCGCGTTGAGATCCCCGAGCTAAATGATTTCGTCTATGTCCGCGAGCTTTCCGCAGGCGAAGCGCTGGAGTTTCGCGAGAAAATCAGCGATGGCCAAAAGTTTGAGTCTCTGGTTTTGCCGATGCTGGCCAAAGTCATCGTCGATGAAAAAGGTCAGCAGATCTTTAATCCATCAGACACCGACCTAATCGGTAAATCATTCCCGCTGCATGTGATGGAAACCATCGCAGCGAAAGCACAGCAACTATCGGGTTTAGGCGGAACACCGGAAAAAAACTAAGCGCCCAGCGGCGCTTCATGTTGGCGCTGGCCGGTCACTTGGGACGGACAGTCGCAGAACTGGAAGTGACGCTGGGAGCTAACGAGCTAAACGATTGGATAGCGCTGGCGCAGCAGGAACCGTGGGGACCGTACAGGCTGGACACACTCGCAACGCTCGGCTGGTCGTATTCGGTGATGGCAGCACACTTGAAGGATCCAGCAGAAACGGCACGGCGAATATCGTTGCCATGGTGGACGACAAGACCTGTTGACGAAGTGCGGCAGGTGACACCCGAGGAAATGCGCCTGGCGTTATTGTCGCTTGGTGCCAAACCAGTGGAAAGGTCCGATGGCTGAATCGATTTCCAATCTGGCGATATCGGTCGCGCTGGACGGCTCACGAGCCGAAAGCGGACTGAACAAGATCGCTGACAAGGTCGAGGACTTTGGCAAACGGATGTCAACCGTTAGCCAGATTGGCGCCGGATTGGGTTCGGTACTCGGCGCTTTCAAGTTTGGTATATTTGCGGCGGCTGGCGCAGGCGCGGTTGGGATGATGCGAAATCTAGCCAGTAGCGCTAGAGACGCATTGTTGGCCAATGAAGAACTACAGTTTAGCCAGGTGGCCGACCAAGGTTCGCTGATGCAGGAGCCTAAATGGCTAGGTTCCATGACCGGCCAAATGGCGCTTCTGTCGGAGTCGTGGGACAACCTCATTGTTCGCCTGGCTGAACCTTTTGAGGGAGTGATCAAAGAAGGCTTGGCGATCATGCGTGGCGTGTTTGAAGGTTTAGCCGTCACTGCCGAGGAAATTGCCAAGGCATTTGGTTGGGTTCAAGACGATGATGGCAATTTTGAATTTCTGCAAAATGTCTTTAAGGTTGTTCGGGATTACACCATTGACATTGCCAAGGCGCTCACAGGTGGCGTGAAGTATTTCGTCGAAGGCATTGCCAAAGGCATCGATGAGCTACGAAAAATAACCAACCCGGGCGCTCTCAATCAGGCATGGAACCAAGTTCTATTGGATCTCGGATTACGAAACCGCAAAGAATTCAACGAGGCGATGCGCGGCAACGCTCAGCAATTTAACGCCAACGAAGGCGGCGGACTGGCAAACTTCCAGGCTGGATTGGAAAACTTTGCGGCAAGTCTTGGCAATCTTCAAGGCAATCTAGAGGCGGCCAAAGGTGCTGAGCGCGCCCCGCGCCTAGGCATGGGCAAAGACCAAGCAGCACCAGAAAATATATTTGCGGCGGCACTGGAACGCGGTTCGGTCGCTGAGTGGGAAAGTCGGATGCGTGACCGGTTCAGCACGCAACAAAACAACCCGCAAGAAAAGATCGCCGAAAATTCCGACAAGATGGTTTTCATTTTGGGTGAGGTTGCGCGAGGTATTGAGGCAAGCGCTACTAGATTTTTGCCAGGACTGCTGGAATTTGGAAAGGGATTGTAAATGGCATATGTCAGCTTTAAAGAACTGGCTGGCAAATCTGGATCGGTCAATTCCAGTTTTCAACGTCAGTACACACGGCAATTTCGCATCATCACCGACGATGCGACGGCTGGTCCATTTTACGCCGGCAGTCATCCCAGCCTGCCGCTAATATTTAGCGTTTATCCAGACGATGCCAAAGCGTTTTGCGTGTCGTTAAGTCCTGTTCAAGACGGTGACAATCCGCTCGCGTGGACCGTAACCGCTCAATACGCTTACGCCATGGATGCTTGGGTTGGCGGAGGTGGTGGCGGAGGTGGCGGTGGTGGTGGCGGAATGACTGCCACCGGCAATCCGCAAATCGACACCCAGCAGAAAGGCCAGCCACCAGCCAGCAGGGTTTCCAATCCGCTTTCAAGACCAAGAGACTACACATTCCAAACGATCAATGTCGGCCAACGTGTGGTTGAAAAAGATGTGGTCACAGACGAGCCAATCGTGAACACTGCTGGTGATCCTATCTCGCCACCCTACATGATTGACATCCCAGCCATCGCCATCACCATTGGCCTAAACAGCACCAGTGCGCCGGGTGACGGCTGGGTTTCTGCACTGGGTAAAATTAACACCAACACACTGACCATAGGCAGTTGGATAATCGCTGCCAAGCGGGCAAGACTGCGTGGGATTTCAGCAAATTTGGTCTACGAGGAAGGCCTTAGCTACTGGCGATGGTCAATCAATTTTGAAGTGCGTTACAGTTGGACTTGGGATTTGCGGTCGGTCGGACTGGAAGCCAAGCAATATGCTAGGGACGCTGCCGGCAACCAAACCACCGTGAAAGGTCCGATCAAAAAAAACGGCAAATACATCACTCAGCCTGTCGGATTAGATGCCCAAGGATTTGTAGCGGAGAACACCGAAGCGGCAGGAGTCTGGACCGATAACGCTGCGCAATTGTCTTTTGATGTGGTCGCATCAACAACCTTTCCGAGTCCGCTCTAATGCCACCGGAAGTAGGGTTTTCCCTATCCAGCGAATCAGCCGAACGTCTGGCCACCATGCTGCGCGCATTCGAGGGCGGCAGACTGGCACCTAGATTTGGCGGAGGTGATGAAACCTTTATCAGCCAACCGGGTGACGGCATCGACTTTGTCCAGGTCACAGGCACAACCACGCCGGCAGGTGATCACACAGGCAAGATCGTCTGGTGGGATAACGACAACAACGAATGGCGCACGGACTACACAGAAATCATCATTCGTGAACCTGATGGAAAAACATTGCCAAACGGCAAATACATCGGCAAATTTATGTATCACAAATTGATCAGTGGCACCACCACCAAAGATGTTTATGTGACAAGTTCAGGACCGATCCTGTCAATTCAGGTGGTTACTGATATTACTTGCGTGTCTGGAGTGCTGACGGTCACCAAGAAAACGCTACACATTCCCGGCGGTAGGTCTACCTAATGCCAGCATCCGCAACGGCAATTTCTGAACCGTTTTCACCGACAACGGCGACGGTGTCTCAGCCGAGCGGAACGGCGACCGCTGGTTCTACTGGCGGCAGCATTATCAATTTGCAATCTACATATAGCATTGGGCCAACCGGTGGAGCATCTGGAACCAGTGGCGGCAGCACAACCCAAACGCTGTCTTGTTCTTCCTGCTGTTCTCCACTGGTGTATTATTTGCCAACATGGTTTAGCAGTTATGGCCTATGCCCAGGCGCTGTTGATAACACTGTGCCAGTAACACTAACCGCTACTTTTACTTTGTCTGGATATGGCGGTTACACTTTGGCTGAGATGTGTTTGCCAACATCAGCAAGTGTAAATGTAATTGCTGACGATCCTTTAAGGCCTTCAAACCTTTACATTATCACACCATCAACAACATGCTCTTTGGTTTCACCACCAACTACACGTTTTAATGTCAAATCACCTTTTGCCAATCCATACGATTGGGTTTTTACGGCTGCATTTATTACAGCCCACCAATTGTTGTACACTCTTACTCTTTGCAATTGCTCCACAAGTTTTGCGCTAAATTTATTTAATTCGGCATTTTTAAATGCAAATTCAATGACTTTGTCTAGTAGCAGTTGCTCGCCGTTTTCGCTCACATTTACTGGCGGCCAAATTTATCAGACTTACATTCGCAAAGGTTCATTCGACGTAACATTTACCCTATGAAACCATGTCCACTTGAACCGACCACCTGCGAATGCCGGGTGTGCTACCTCTACCTCACCAACCCGGAATACAACCGACTCTGGGGCGGCACCGGCATTGATCCAGCATTTCGCAAGCTATGGATCACCCGAACCACCACGCCATGCGTTCACCTGGGCGAATTCATCGAGGATCCAGCAACCTGCGGGTGCGGCGTGGCAGTGTTGCGTTCGTGTGCTGTGCATGGCCAGTGCCGAAAAATCGGCCAGGCTAAATCCGGTGAGTCGGTTTGTTCGACCTGTCCCGACTGGATGGCAAAAGGTGTCTGAGTTCGTCGGGTTATTTATTGTCGAGGTATGACACCCGCACTCATACTCTTGTTGTTTTGCGATATTAAGTCCCCGCCAGAGGTGCGCACGCCGTGCAACCGATTGGCGCGCGTCGAAGTGGTTTCAACCGGCAAAAACACGATCCTGATTCCACCAGCCGGTGACTGTGACGCATTCCAAGAGGTTGCGTCTAATGGCAAACTATCATTCCGAGTGATCTGCTACTCACCAGGGAAATACCGACTCACATTCGTGACCGCTGCCGGTGATGTTCCCGAGTACGCCACCACCGATATAATCGCCGGTGATCTGCCTGCACCTGTGCCACCAGTGCCGCCAGTTCCAACACCTGACGATATAACCAAGGATCCGCTGTACCAAGCACTGGCCAGCATCGTTGGCGGTTTGCAGGAATCAGACCAACAGAACAGCCTGAAGACACTGGCCGAACTCTACCGGCAAGGCGAAGTCATGGCCGGCCAGCACGCAACGCTTGGCGCATGGACTGGCGCGCTTAGACTACTCAGCCAGCAGGCCGGCCTTGGCAACAAGCTGATCACGGTCAGGCAGCGCATTGCGGACGAACTGTCCAGCGCACTGGGAACTGATCCGGCGGCCAACCTGGCGGGGGGACTCGGCGCAAGATGTGCCGCGCAGTGCCGCCGGATCAGCCTAATCCTTAACACCTTGGCACGGTGAAAACATGGCTGAGGTCGATGAGAATTTTGGTTGGGTCGAGGATCCCGCAGCGGTCGATGCGGTGGTTGCCGGCCTACCCATGCCAACATGGGGAGATACGCCAGCCAGCGCAGTGGATGAAGCCAGCCTGCCTGCCGAGGTGTTGGGATGGCAGGCATGGGCGAAGGCCAGCGGCACGGCATGGCCTGAACTGTCTCAGGGTTCTGTCGGCTCCTGCGTTTCGTTCGGAACCAGCCACGCGCTAATGCTCACGCAGGCCGGCGAGATCATCGCAGGTGATCCAGAGGAAACACGGATTCCCTGCATGGAAGCAATCTATGGTGGTTCACGCGTTGAGATCGGCGGTGGAAAAATATCCGGTGATGGTTCCATCGGCGCTTGGGCGGCAGAATGGGTGCGACGCTGGGGAGTAATAGCGCAGGGAATTTATGGCTCATACGATCTGACCAAATACGACCAGGCGCGTTGCCGGGACTGGGGCAAAAAAGGCGTACCGACTGAGATCGAGGACATAGCCAAAAAGCATCCAATCGGCAACTGCACACTGATCACATCGTTTTCAGATGCGGTCTCGGCACTTGGCCAAGGCTACGGTATTCAGGTCGCCAGTAACCGAGGATTCAGCCTGAAGCGCGACTCCGAAGGCTTTGCCGCACCGAGTGGTAGATGGGGCCACTCAATGTCGTTTATAGGCTACAGGAAAACCGGCAATCGACCGGGTTTGTTCATCGTCAATAGTTGGGGATTTAGCAGCACGACAGGTCCTAAATCACACCCAGACGCGCCGCCGAGCGGTTGGTGGGTGGATGCTGAGGTGGCGGATGGAATGTTGAAACAACGGGACTCGTTCGCATTCTCAAAGTTCACCGGGTTCCCGGCTCGTTCCATTAACTGGCTGATCTGAGGACCGCCATGGATGCCATTCAATTCATCAGGGAGTTTGGTTTGCCAACCATGGGACTCTGTGTCGCCGGCTACGCGTTTTGGCAATGCTGTTCTTGGATTGCACGCGAGCTAATTGTTCCACTGCGTGATCGGCATTTTGCATTTCTGCATTCACTGGAAAGCACGCTTGCTGTCCTCGCTAAAACACAACAGCAACTTGGCACCGAGATCGAGCGCATCACCGACATGATTCAAGGTCAACAGTTAAAAAAACAGGATAAAGAATAATGGCGAGTCTGGTGTACAACTCGTTTTATTACGACTCGTTCACGGGTTCGATTAACTGCGCCTCAAACACATTTAAATGCTTGCTTGTAACCAGTAGTTACACCGCTTATAAAGCGCACGATAAGCGCGACGACATTACCAACGAGGTTTCGGGAACAGGCTACAGCGCAGGCGGAAACGCTGCCACCTGCACAGTTGCCGCAGTGGACAACACCAACAACGATGTTGAAATAACATTCAGCATCGCAAGCTGGACCACCAGCACGATCACTGCACGCGGCGCGGTGATCTACAGGAGCAGAGGTGGCGCATCGAGCGCCGACGAACTGGTCTGCTACATCGATTTTGGCGCGGACATTAGCAGCAGCGCGGAAACTTTTGCAGTCACGATGAATGATCCAATTAAGGTCCAGAACTAGGAGAAGCCATGGCATCACTTGTTTACAATTCCGCCATACGGGATGCTTCGGTTGGCAATATCGATTTCGACAGCGATACATTCAAGATGATGCTGGTTACCAGCACATACACTGCTTCCAAGAGCCACGCAAAACGCTCCGACATTACCAACGAAGTTACAGGCACAGGCTACACGGCTGGCGGCAATGCTGCTGCCTGCACCGTGGCAGCAACCGACAATGTCAATAACGATGTTGAAATAACCTTTAGCATCACGAGTTGGACCAGCGCAACCATTACGGCACGGGCAGGTGTGATTTACAAATCTCGCGGCGGTGCTTCATCTGCTGATGAGTTGGTTGGTTATGTGGATTTCACGAGCGATACTACCAGCACCAATGGTACATTTGCGGTTACTATCTCTAGCCCACTGAAATTCCAAAACTAGGGATAAAACATGGCGCTCATTAGAGCTGACCGCGTCAAGGAATCATCTACTAGCACCGGCACGGGGGTATTTACCCTGGCCGGTGCTGATTCCACTTACCGGACATTCGCGTCTGTTTGTGCGGTGGCTGACACGGTTTACTATGTGATTGCTCACAGGACTAGCAATGAGTGGGAGGTTGGGCTCGGCACCTATAGCGCCACCAACACGCTGACCAGGACAACAGTTCACGCAAGCAGTAACGCCAACGCGGCTGTGGCATTCAGCACCGGCACTAAAGACGTACTGCTGGCGCTGACGAAAGCACAGCTAGAAACGTACGCCACTCTAGCTGGCACCGAGACGCTGACGAACAAGACTATCAGCGGCGCAAACAACACCATCACCAATGTTTCACTAACTACTGGCGTGACCGGCACTCTGCCACTAGCCAACGGTGGTACTGGTGCAACTACGCAGACAACAGCAGCTACTAGCCTGATCGGTAACCCTCCAAATGATGGATTGCAGTACACGCTGGCATCCAAGAAAACTAGCGGTACGCCATCGTTCTACTGGGTCGATTCGACTGGTTACGCTCCGACATTGGATTTGTTGTTTGCTGCGGATAAGACTCTCACGCCTTACTCTGGACCTACGCCAAGTTTTAGCAGGGCATCGACTGGCACATTAACTAATTCATCCGGCGTACTAACCACAGCAGCAGTAAACGCACCACGCTTCGACCATGTATACAACGGAACAAGCTGGGTGAGTAAAGGGCTGTTGGTCGAGGAGCAGAGGACGAATAGCGTTTTCTATTCTGAGCAGTTTAACTTGTGGGCAAAATCAAGATGCAATGTCACAGCTAATTCAATTACAGCTCCTGACGGAAACACCACAGCCGACTTATTGACGACATCTATTGCAGATGCCGTCAACGAAGCATATGTAT